TCAGACTAAGGCCGGAGATATTCGCAACGATGTCTCTATCGTTTGGAAGTCTGGAACGCAGACGGCTACCAGTGCAGCTTCCATCGCACTCTACGGAAAACTGGCGCAACAGATTACGACATCACTGGAGCATTCTGCCGATGCCACGTCACAAGCCAATTTCTATTTGACGCTGCGAGCACAACCTCAAGCCTTCTTGGAAACAATCACCTTCGCATTGACTAATCCGGAATTGGACGACGGAGATCGCGATTCTCTGATAAACGTCTTTATGGGTCAGCCGATTTCTTTAGCGAATCTGCCAATCAACATGCAGTCAGGAAATTTCTTGGGCTTCGTTGAGGGCTGGAAATTCCAGGCTTCCTACAATGAACTTTCCGTCACTCTTATCGTTTCGCCACTTCCATTTTCACTCCAGGCGATGGAATGGCAGGACGTGAGTGTCTTAGAAAAATTCAACACACTATCTGGCACACTTGACTACGCACACGCGTTAGTCGTGAATTAAGGAGAAACGATGGCAAATCCAACAACAAACTTCGGCTGGGTGATGCCGACCAGTACGTCTCTGGTCACGAATCTTCCGGCTGATTTCAACACATTTGGCCAGGCCGTTGATACGTCAATGGCATATCTAAAAGGCGGCACAACCGGTCAAATCTTGTCTAAGACAAGTGCGACAGATATGGCTTTTACTTGGATCACTAACGACGTTGGTGACATAACTGCCGTGACTGCTGGCACTGGAATCTCTGGCGGTGGCACATCAGGTGCGGTAACAATTACCAATTCAATGGCAACAGAAATCACTGCAAGCGGTGACATCATTGTTGGGACTGGTTCAGGAACTTTTGACAATCTACCAATCGGTACGACTGGTCAAGTTTTAACTGCTGATACAACAGTTTCACCATACAAAGTAAAATGGGCTACGCCCAGCGCTGCGGCTTTTAGCGGTTGTCGTGTAACAATTCCATCAACTTATGCCATTTCTAACTCTACTTTAACAACTCTTACATGGGGCGCAGAAACTTATGACACGGATACATATCACGATAATTCCACAAATAATAGTCGGATAACAATTCCTACTGGTAAATCAGGATATTATTTAATAACAATGTTTATTGCGTGGGCTTGGAGTAATTCAGGATACCGCCAAACTAATTTAACAAAAAATGGAACAAATGTCTGGTCGTCAGAATGGGGCACAACTGGAACTAGCAATGTTTCAAATGCTGCTGATTCATCTGCTCAAATGGTTTTGAATTTAACCGCAGCAGATTATTTGGAATTAAAGGTTAAGCAAGATACTGGCGGAAATTTAAGTGTTCGCGGTAATGATGTCGGTTTAACAAATCCAAGTTATTTTAGCGTTGTTTATTTAGGAGCATAAAGATGATTCAATTTACAAAGCCACAAAATCTCAACGGGGCAGAATTATTAGCAGAATTAAACGCTGCTGGTGTAGTTATCACTGAAGCGCCAGTAATTGATGGCAATGGTGACTTTTTGCTAGATATAGCAGAATCCGACAAAGCCAAAGCCACGCCAATTGTTGCATTACACAATGGTACAACTGTTGCGCCTGAGCCAACTATTGCTGACAAACTTGCCAATGCTGGTTTATCAGTTGCAGATCTTAAAGCGGCACTTGGGCTATAGGTGGAACACTTGACTAAGATGTATCCGGACGGCACTGCTGCACGGATTATCGAAGTCGCATTAGCTGAAATCGGGACAGTTGAAACTGGCGAAAATCTGACAAAGTATGGCAAATTTACAAAAGCCGACGGATTGCCGTGGTGCGGTTCATTTTGCAATTGGGTATTTGACCAAGCAAAAGTCAAGATTCCGTCAATGATTAGCACTGCTGCTGGCGCACACAAAATGAAAGAATTGGGTCGTTGGATTGATGATAAGCCACAACTGGGAGATCTATGCTTTATGGACTTTCCACATGATGGCGTGGACAGAATTAGCCACATCGGAATTGTGGTCAAAGTAGGATCGTCAAGCGTTCTTTGCATTGAGGGCAATACGTCAGGCGATGGAGATCAAAGAAATGGCGGTATGGTGATGCTTAAGCAACGCTACATCGGCAAGGAGATTGTTGGTTTCGCTCGCGCTCGTTTAGCTGCTTATGATGGAGAATATCCAGTGGTCGATCCAATTCAAAAGGTTAAGCCAAAGGAGAAAAAGAAATGAAAGATATTAAAGCGTTAGGTGCATCATGGGCGAGAAGTTCAGTAGCCGGAATGTTAGCCGTTTATCTCACGGGCAACACTAATCCAAAAGATTTAGCGATGGGGCTTGTCGCTGGCGTTATTCCAGCATTAAGTCGCTGGGCTAATCCTAAAGACGTCGCTTTCGGTAGCAAGAAGTGAGTGTGGGCGAATGGACGGCGGTGGGTGGGCTTGTTCTTGCGGTGCTCACTGCCATCTATTCGTCAATGCGATTCATGGTGAAGTCAATCATGCGGGAATTTCAACCGAATGGTGGCAACAGTCTCAAGGATCAAGTTTCACGAATTGAGGCACGTCTAGATCAATTGTTGTTGGAGATTGCTCTTAAGAAATAGACACGCCGAGGCGAATCTTGCCAATGTCGGTTGTTAATGTCATTCTTTATTTGGGAGCAACGACAAGGCTCCCACGGGAGCAAAAATGACAACAAGTGAAATTGGTTTATTCTTTCTCATGGCGCTCGCCTGTATTCTTTGGGCGATTGTGAGTTATTCAATGGGCTACAAAGAAGGCCACAAAGAAGGTTATCAAAGAGGCCGAGCAGTGACTCGCCACATCTCACAAAAGGCGGCCATCAAATGAGTTTCTTAGACAACTACGAAGATGTAGCTGCAAGAATTCAGCGATTCTGGGCGACTTATCCAAACGGCAAAATCCACACGTCAATCATGGACGTCAATCTTGAAAAGGGCTACGTATTAGTCGAATGCCGTATTTACCGAAATTACGAAGATCAGGAGCCGGCTGGCATTGACTACGCATTCGGCAACGTAAACACCTACAACGTCCAGATGAAAAAATGGTTTATCGAGGACACATGCACGTCCGCGATTGGCCGTTGTGCCGGCCTAGTCTTAGGCACTGACAAAAGGCCAACAGTTCAAAATATGCAACAAGTCGAGCGAATCGATCCAAAGATTGTTCAAGATTCTGCCGTTGCATATGATTACTGGAGCACTAAATTCGGAGACGTACCATCGTTTAAGACACGCGAAGAGGCAGAAGAGGCAGGCATTTCTACGCTTGGAACGGCCATTGACACCATCAAAGAGACACTAGGCGGCGTCCAAGTAGCACCTGCTCCAATGTGCACTCATGGTCATATGATCTGGAAAGAAGGCGTCTCAGTCAAAAATAACAAGGGCTGGGGCGGTTACATGTGCGTCGAAAAGGTTAAGGCGAAGCAGTGTCCACCTGCCTGGTACATGCTTGGATCTGATGGACAGTGGAGGCCACAAGGATGACAAGGAATCGATTGATCCGAATTCTTGTGATTACTGAATGCGTTCTGGGAATTTTGCTGATTTTGCTGGCTATCAAATGAGCCGCGAAGTAGAAATCATCAACATTGACACAATGATTGCTCGAACATTGATTGATGGAAAAGTCGTCGCTGAATACAAAGTCGAGAATTGTGACAATTGCCAACACATTCGCACACTGGATAAGTCTGGCTACCAATACAACGTTGGAGGAGAGCCAATCTTGTGGTTCTGCGTCGAATGCAGAAAATGACAGTAACGGAGGCCGATGAGTGGGCTATTCATCGACGTGCCAGTGATGTCATATTCGCACAATCTGGCGTTTTAGGTCATGGCATTCAATACAACTCAAAACTCAACAATCATGAGCGATGTGTGGAGTATGCCGAATCACTAGCTGCAGAAATGCTGGTGGCTCGATATTTCGGACTGGACTACGACATCAGTGACAACAAAGGCAAAAGGCGTGCTGACGTAGGCCAGGGCATCGAGGTTCGCTGGACTTCATACACAGGTGGAAATCTAATTGTTTATCCGTATGATCGAGATGATGATGTGGCCATTTTGGTTGTTGGCAAGTCGCCGGTCTATTACATCGTCGGCTGGCTTCCAGTGGCATTCGCCAAGCGCAAGAGGTTTAAGAATCCACGTCAAGATTCTTGGTGGGTAGATCAAGGCAACCTTAATCCAATTGACACGTTTGTGAGGAGCGGATATGCCACTGCTGCGATTTGATTGCTCAATCTGCAAGAAACTTTATGGCGATGGGCGTCAGCAACATCTCATCACAAAAGGACGCGAATTGACTGAGCACGAATGGTTCGCTCAATGCGCTGGGTGTGGGGCATTCTCGGTCAAACTGGTCGATGATGCGTTGGTGGCTGGCCTTGAATAGTTATCCACATGACTATCCACAAGGGCATGTGGATAATGAGACACACCGCGTCCAATCCTTGACAGATTGTCAGGATCCATCGCTATACTTGAAAGATAATATCTTGAAAATAAAGATAAATAAAAAGAAAATAAATATAAAGATTAAAAATAATAAAAACTTATTGGCTATTCCTATGTCAATTCTGATCTTGACGATATCCACAACAGTCGAAGCAAAAGCAGTGTCACAGACTGATTTGCTCAAACTCTATGCACACTCTCGACTGGTATCGATGGAGCAGTTCAGCTGCTTAGATCAACTCATCACAAAGGAAAGCAACTGGAGAGTTGATGCACGTAATGGATCTCATTACGGCTTAGGCCAGATGAAGAATGCTAAGTACGGCAAACTCGATGCGTTCAATCAGATTGATTGGACTATCAGATACATCACGAAACGTTATGGTTCTATGTGTAATGCTTGGA